CAGGGGTGGGGTCATACGTCAGTTGAGCCATCTTTGTCTTTAACGTAGTTAAGGTATTGGGGTGGATTAGTAGTGATCACACGCAGATTATTGTGTGGATTGAAAACAGAAACCTTGTTCTCAGTACCTGGTGCATGGATCTTAGGAGCGCCAACCTTTGGCTTCCTCATGTTTCTCCCACGCTGAGGTGGGGTTACAGTCTTTGCCTTAGCAGGGCCTGACTTAGCAGTACGCCTGGGCTTATCTGTTACGCCTTCAGGCTTGGAGACTGGGGGGTTCTTCGGTTTGGTTGCCCTCGATTTCGGAGAGGGCTTGGGCGGATTCGACATCAGCTTTTTGTTGATCGACTTGTACTTTTTGCATAGCAGCAGCTTGCTTAGTCATCTCTTGCTGCTCTTGCATCTGTTGTTGCTGCTGCATATCTTGCTGCAGTTGTTCTTGTGTCTTAACCAGGTTCAAAGTATCAATACCTTGAGCAGTAGCTAGACGCTTAATGTATTCTGCTGGATCAATGTATCTCTGAATCGCTTCAGGACCCATTGTCTGTGCGATCGTCGTGATAAATTGAGTGAGGCTTTGATAATCTTGACCTCTTCCAAGTGCATTAACACCAGCGACAACAGTAGGGCGAACCAAGTTTTTTGGAATCTTTGGTAGGACACCTTTACGTTGGAGAAGGAACAGAGTCCTGTTCAAATAAGGAACCAGGAACTCAGAAGTAAGCAGGGTGAATAATCCACCGAGTTGACTATCTGTTTCCAGCTGTGTGAGGCGAACCTCTTCAGCAGTGGTCCTTTCGGACTGACGAACATTCAAGATCAGGAATGCTTCACTGATCCTGCGCTCCAATACACTTGCCAGTTCATAAGCAGTGCGGAAGTCAGCAGTCTTACCAACCTGAACAACACCAATGTCATCAGGTCGGCCCTGGATGATGGCACCGTTGCCAGCATTAGCCAGGGACTGTGGCTTGGTAGTAGCACTAGGGCTAACAACAAACACAACCTTGGCCGCTGCTGCAGAGCCTTCAATGATTGCCTGGCTCAGAGCTTCGAGTGATTTGAGATCACCAAGGAACTCTTCTACTCTTCCACGTCCATAGTCTTCACCGTCTACCGTCGAGAACCTGAGCGGCATCCAACAGGGTGCAGAGTCAGGGCAAGAGCTACGGCTATCTGGAAGGATCTTATCGTTTACTTCCTGATGCCATACCCACTTCTTCTTGTCGATCTCGTGTTTGACATAGGTGTAAACCTCAACCTCATCTTTGCTGGTAGGAGCACTAGGCCCACTGCCACCAACACCAGACTGAGGATCATTTACTTTGTTCTTCTCTGATTCAGCTAAGCCAGGTACGGATGACTTGTGTACCATTTCTTTGCAGACAATCTCAATGACCTGACCATCACCATCTCTGTTAACAACAAAGCGATTGAAGGGGTAGTGCCTAAGACCATCCTTGGAATAGTACAGCAACGCATTGCCGCCTACAACTAGAGACTTGATAGCTTCATGAACAACAACTCGATCGTTAGTAGCATTAAGATAATCCATAACCATCCGTTCCATTTTGGACATGGAGAGGTCAAGTTCTGACTTAATGGTTGGGTCGAGTTCTTCGTTGAGCGTGTCATCTCTGACTTGTAATTTGAAGAAAGTAGTTTGTGGTGGAAGCAGTGCAAGCATCAGCTTAGAAGCCAATGTCACAACCGCCTTGGCGCCGACTGATTGCCACGGGGTCTTAATAGGCATCATCGTTTCAGGCCCCGTGTCCTGACGAATGAGGTATGGAAGTGTCAGCTTGGATCCCTCGACTGCCTTGTCGAGAAACTGGTTACGTGAACCACATAGCTGACTGTATCGGGTTCGTGCTTTCATCAAATACTTAGACCTGTTGATCCAATACCCATGCCACCTAGACCTGCAGAAGGTGAGTAAGCGAACTGGCTTACACCTCTATTAGTCAAACCAAGACGATCCCTTCGGGACCGCTTACGAGTGATACCAACCTGTGTGTCTGGTCGGAGAGATACTGCTTCAGGTGCAGGAATAGGAACAGGAGCAGGAGGGGGAGGTGGCGCCACCGATGGTGCTGGAGCACCTGGTCGTTGTGGAACACCGATCTCGTTTACGTGACGTGCATAGTTACGTTGCAACGCACGTCCAGGTTTCTTTCGGCTTGCAATGTGTGAGGCTGTTCCATGACCCAGGCCCATTGCAATTGCCTGGTCATAGTGAGCTTGACTCCATGCCATTGTTTTCTTCTTCTAGTTTGTTGTAGATCCATTCCACAACACTGCGCTGACCTGATCGGTACATAATGCTGCTGATGGATTGATCGGGTGTGGGTGTGTGGGGTGGAAAGGTATCTTCCAACTCATTGATTAGGCTTCGGGCTTGCATCCCGAATGCCTCAAGCATACTGAGGGAGGTTGACATTAGAATGTTCAAAGAATGCTGGCATCCTTGCTCGTTGTGTTTCAGCAAGCCCTGCGGCTTTACCCTGATACATCAAAGAGTCGCTGGAATCCAGCCAAAATTTTTTGTTTAAATATTTAGAGTCGCTATCTCCAAGTGGTTGCATCACCCAGTTGATAGTTGCCTTGCGTAGGCGATCCAAACTAGGAGATGGACTGAGACCAAGCTCAGCACATACCAAGCTATTTGTTGCCACGTGAATCTGTTCATCACGAGAGATGTCCGCAGAGGAGGTCCTCAATCCAGCGTCACCACAGAAGCGGAAGAATGGGAGGAGCACAAAGAAGATGCTTCTCTCCAATACCATTGCTTTGCAAATGGTGTGGTCTGAGTGATCTTCCCAAGCCTTTGTAAGCGCTCGTGCTTCTTTTTCTGCAGCCGACGTTCCATCGACACCGAAAGATCGTGCGACGTATCCAAGAGCCAAGTCATGATTTTCCTCATCGGTAATGTTCATTTGAAGAATCGACCGAGCTGCTTCAGGCACCTCACTCTTCAATGAGTCCTTGATGAAATCTCCAACAGGCAGCTCCAGCTGTCGGAGAGCCAAGGCACGGAAGATAGCTTCCTCCGATCCTGGCATTAGTTTCCCAGCTTCAGTTTGAACTGGGGTCCATTTACGTTTACGTTCAATTAGTTTTTGATACGGATTCATTCCTGACAATCACATTGAGGTTCGGTAGCCTCCAATATTGATGCTAGGTAAATGTCAACGTCGGAATCTTTAAGCGCAGCATAAGCATCACTCTTATCCTGTACGTCACCCATCACTTGGAGACTGTAATAAAGAGACGTTTGCGGAGACCGTAGCCACTCTTCAACGAAATCAATGTCGTAGGTTACAACGTCACTCCAAGAGTTAAAGCTGTATCCATGAAGAAGTCCTGTTTTGTCCAATAGGGTCATGATGCCATCGGCTACTGCCTTGTAAGCATCCCAACCACATTCACTTGCAATTTCTACATCGCCATAGTAGTAACTCTGAACACCAAAGGTGCCTGAATCACGATCAATCTTTCTAGCGATGGGGGGAGCGATCTCTGGGGTGCAAGTAAACCCATCAAGATCTTTGCTCCGATAGCTACAGGAGGCCGTAGGAGCGATGGCAAATGCCCGCACCATATCAAACCCCTTAGCTACTTCTGCAGCCCTGTTCACGCCCTCCTCAAGGGCCACTGCGATGTTATGTGCGTTGGTATCAGATACCTCACCATGGTTTACATCATGGAGAGCCTTACCAAACTGCTCATAAGTTACATCGTACCGCCGTAGGAGGTTGGCCAGTCCAAGCATTCCCAGTCCGACTTGTCGGTCTGTTTCTGATGGGAGGTACTCATTGGATTCTCCAACACCTGTGACAGCATGGAGGCTGCACAGCTCAGACATACCGTCAACGAAAGCTCGGGAGATGTCTCCGATTTGACAGGCACCGAGATTGATATGTTGGAGGAGGCACGTCCCACGTGAGGGCAAGTAAACCTCAAGACAGACGTTTCCATAGATTCGGTTGCCATCTTTGTCGTACTTAACTTTGTTGAGCCAGATGTCACCAGCTTTAATGCCATGAAGCAGCTGGTCTTTGAACTCACAAGCATCCCACCACTCTTGGGTGATGTTGATGCAACGCTTTACCCACGGGAGTTCAGAGCGTGGGGTTGTAATGAACTCAAGAGCATCAGGGCATTGGAGGTCGCAATGCAACACCGCCGCGCCGTTCTTGTACGTTCCGCCGCGCCTCAAGATCTCATTGAGTGTGGAATAGATTTTTCCAAAGGATACGGGACCACTAGCAGTCAATCCCTTCCCATTTTCTGTACCCTTTGGCCGGAGGTTGGACAGGTGAATTGCTACACCAGCTCCATAACGTAGTGCGTGTGACACGAAACGCCATGAAGCCTCAATACCATTCGCCCCTTCCATGCTGTCATCAACGACAAACACGGTGCAGCTAACAGGCAGGCGACCTTCAGGGTTATCAATCCAGGACTGAACACGGCCAGTCCGAGAGATAAGGTTATTCATACTAAATCAGACAAGTCGGGTGGTTGGTAGTTAGGACCTTTGAGAACCTTGCCGTCCTCTCGGTAGATAGGTTTGCCATCGGGACCAAGCTTGCTCATGTTGCTTCGATGAACACGACGCAGTGCTTGCTCAAGATCCCAGTCCATGTTCTCTGCATACTGAGCGCAGACATAAACAAGATCGGCTAGCTCCTTAAGACACTCTTCCCTGTCTTGAGGATGGATCAGCTGCATCTTTTGATGAGCTTCAAGGAACTCTTTGAACTCTTCAACGATCAAAGATTTCTGGAGGTTCCTCTTCTGTAAGTCGTTCCGTATATTGTACGCTCGGCGGAACTCGATAGCTTGGTTGCTCAGGAGTGACATTGATTAATTCGTTTTCAAGGTAGTGGATTGCTTTAGTTAAGTCCTTAGCAATGTCATCTTTGTGGCCAGCACGGCAGATGTATTTGATTGCACAACCAAGGTGATAGTTCAGTCCTTGGTCTCGGATGAAGTCCCAGACTTCAATTGATCCACGGGTATAATAGTCTGGGGAGTGGAGGTTGTAGGCCATTCTTTTAACATCTGTTTGATGGTGTTAGCCATGGCAAAGTTCTGCCTTTGTAATGCCATGAGTAAAGTAATGATGTCCTCTTTGTCAGCACTAGGCAGCAGATCCTGCAGCTGCCTTAGCTTCAGATCCTGCTCCAGTGTTGGTGTCGTCACTGGCA